ACTCAACCGCGTTCTCCATAACCGATTGTATTACCACCGCCGCGTAATCTACAATCTCTTCTGACACTTCTGAGATGATCTCGTCGTGAATCTGAATCAATGGACGACATATATACCTACCGCCCTCGGCCAACTCCTCGTATACTGGTATGAGATCACCCATCGCCTGCTTGATAATCTGCTGGGCCATAGACTGTATTGGTGCATTACTAGCCTGGCGTAGACCCGCATTCACTATCCTGGGTATAGCCGAATACACCTCTGGTACGAGCCGGTACCGCCCAAAATAATCCCTCACTAACCCGTCTTTCCTAGCCAGAGCCTTTACCTGGTCCATGTAGTTATATACGTCTGGAAATACTCCATACCATGCTGCTATATCGTCTTGGCATTCTCTCTCCGATCTAATAACCCCCTGTGAGCGTAATTGGTCTTGTATTCCCATAGCACTTATACAATATATTATTCCGAAATTAATTGATTTAGCTGGTCTGCGATGTCGATCTTTATCAACTTTATCTATAGGAATTCTGTACATCTCGGATGCTGTCGCCGCATGAATATCGAGATCATCCAAAAACATCCTGATCATAGTGCGGTCATTGGCCATGTGAGCAACACACCGCATCTCTATCTGAGAGTAGTCGTTAGCCAACAGCTTACACCCAGGGCTCGCTATAAACCCATGTCGAATCTGTTTACCGTCTTCGGTTCTCACTGGTATATTCTGTAGGTTAGGCTTGGATGAGGATAGTCTACCAGTTTCAGTCCCGACAGAGCTAAATTTTGTATGTATTCTATTATTCTTATCTGCTCTTTTCGGGATTGGTTTTAAATACGTAGACCTTAACTTACTCAACTCTCTCCATCTCGTGATTTTGTTGACTATCGGGTGCTTATCTCTCACTAGATCAAACGCCTTGACATCAGTAGAGTGGTTTTTACTAGGGAATACCCCTAATAACCATAACGCTTCAGCGACCTGCTTAGAAGATCCAGGATTAAGCCATGCTTCACTACCATATAATGCGTTTATTTCAGCCTCTACATTAGCCTGTTTTATGCTGTACTCCCTATCCAATGCAGCAAAATGCGCTTTGCTAACTAATATACCTTCTTGCATCATACGTGCCACTAGGGGGGTCATCCTCATGTCACGGTTAAACGTATCTACCAATTGTAATTCTTGTATTCTCTTGTATAATATAGAGTATATTTTATATGTCGCTACGGCATCAGCGCAAGCATATTGTAGAGCCTTACCAAAATCAATATCCCTCAGCGACGCTTGAGGCATGGGTCCGAATATTTCCTCTACCTGAGACCTTCCACCGTTGTAGTCCATTTTGGCCCAGGCGTCGGCGATATCCGAGTCGGTACCGACCTTTTTGAGTAAACGTTGAATTTTCCTGCCTATGTTTTGTGGTTGTTTGAGTTTAGGGAATCCTCCCCGCCATTCGATAACCTGGTCTGGGTCTGGGTAGTCCAGGAGTAGCGCGTTAGTGAGGTATTCTATCGCGAGGTCTTGTTGTTTGTCGTGGATCATGTCGGTGTATTTGTGCATATTCATGTTTAGTAGTCGGTATGATAAGGGCTTTAGCCCCAGTGGCAAGTCCTGTAGTAAATAGGCCATAACCATAGTATCACGTACTATCGCAGGTTTAATTCCCATAGTCTCCAATACGCCAAGATCAAATAGAGCATTGTGTACTATGGTTATGACGCCAGGACGGTTGACCATCTCATTGAATTTCTTGAGATTGTCGTAATCATCAGCCATAATGATACGGCTTGCATACCGAACGCTATCCAGACAATAAGTCAAACACCACGCACTCCCATCGGGGTTGGTTTCTGTGTCAACTGCAACCACATCCGGTGCCTCTAAAGGGAAATGGGCGAAATCCAACGCATTGACCCTGGTGATTTCCCTAGTCAGCCTCCTTGGCTGGATCTCGCCCCGAATCACACGCCCTAGTGCTTCGTAGTCTTGTCGTATGAGAGTCATCATTGAGGTGGAGCGCAGACCGGACGCCGGGTGGTAGATGGGCACGATAATTGGTCCAACGCCTTCTATTTGATAGGGTATCCCATGAGAGTATTCCATAGAGAGATCCTCCCCCAGAAACCATCGTGCAGAGAACCTTCCAATAGCGCCAATCACTTTGGGCCTGTGAGTCTCCAGGTACGTATTGAGGAATTGCGAACACGCCTCTATTTCGGCTGGTTTGGGGTCGCGATTACCAGGGGGCCGACACTGGACTATATTACGGATATGGAATACCCCCCGTGATAGCCCAGCGTTGGCCAGGTATTGGTCCTGCTCTTTGCCGGAATCGCCGACAAAGGGCTGGCCCAATTCGGTTTCGCGTACACCGGGGGCCTCACCTATGAGCGCGTAATGCCGATCAATATTCTCCGTCGGGGGCACATAACAGTCGAGTCCTCCCCAGTGGCCGTAGAGTGGGCATTGTTTACAGATATCCAGCACTGTTATAGATCCTCTGTTAGTGTAGTCCATTCTTCTTTGGATACATTCTGTGAATATATACCCCCGTCATCATCAGGCCAGCACAGATTACCCCCATAATACCCATTAGACTCGTTTCTGTAGTCTATTAATATCTCACCTTTATCTGTAGTTATTTTACACCCATAATATTCAACTACATCTCGACCTTCCATTTCCCCAAGATCTGGCATGTTTATCGCCTCAACTTTAGTTACTAATGCGGGTAACCCGTTCACTGGAAGATTAATATGTTCAATCCACGTCACAGAACAACAATCACCATCACAGCGAACTTTGACTGAACCCCCATACTCCAATACAAACAGCAATGCTTGTTTATCTGCTGCTATCTGTATCTCTTTTATTATTTTTCCGACTAAAATATTTTTGTCCATTACACTGACCCTCCTTGATATTCAATAAGGTAATCCAATACCGCAGTCACTACTCGTTTGATCTGCTCTCTTTCAAACTCTCTACCCGATAATCCCTCCAGGCAGGGTTCAGCAGGTCTTAATAGAGTCCCGACTGACGCTGCTGCATTATGAGCAACCAGCATTATTGATGGCCACCCATCGTGGTCTTTTACCATATTACGTATGTGTTGTAGTAGTAGTTTATCCAAGTTCATACTCCTCTATACTCTTAGCGCTGGCTATCTCGAATATCGATATCTCAGTGAGTGTATCCAGCACTTTGCGTAGGAATTTCAGCGTATCCGGGCCTGATCCATTATAGCGCATAATGGCTTTATCAAGATCCCCATCCACCTCACTTAGCTTTTCTATGAGTTTGCAGACGCCAACTCGTATATTGTAATTAATATCGTATAATTTCTTTTTATCTATTTTTACACCATTACATTCAGAATCATATATTTGCATCAACCCTATCTCATCACAAGGCCCTAACGCAGACGGGTCATAATGAGATTCCACACACGCCAGCGCAGATATCACTTGGTAGGGTAGATTAGATAGATTAGAACATATTACTATGTTAAGCGCTATTTTGTCTCTGAGTTTTTTGGGGATGCTTGGATTCTTTTTGTTTATAAACAGACTTGTGGCAGAGACTTTATAACTTATGGGTTTGGGCTCGCAATGGCCTATACAAGCAAACGTCACCAAGAATATAGTGATGTAGAGAATGGTTATTATGGTCATGTTTTTTAATGTTGGTATGTCGATTTTCATTTGTTTATCCTCCGAAAATTATAATAATTAGTGTAATAGCTATAATCATAGCTACTAGAATAATTACTCCTGCTGTGTTATCGTCCATATCTATGCTCCCAATAAAATTATTGATAACATCATCACCGCCGCCAAAAACAGTAGTGATGAATTCATATACAATCTGCCCTTACGCTGTCGGATTTCGGCACGATCTGTTAGCCCGTTCAGAGCGAGGAGATCCCTCTGCATGGCGAATAGTAGATAGAGAAGCCAAAAATCCAGTACTACAATAGCTATGAACATGTGTACTCCTTTCCATAGTAGTAAAAAGATTAGTAATTCCATCGTACTAATACTCTAGCCATAGCAATATATTGCCATGAAAATCAGCTATTACCAGTCTATAGCTTCCATGTAGCGGTCTCAGGTCAACCCAAGTGGCCGCAGCTTTTCCGGTAGCTTGTGGCGAACTCCCATACAAAGCAGTTACTTTACCTTTACTAGTGACTTTCTCGAATATCATCACGCAATCCTTACCGGATATCTTTTTATTGCCGAGAGCCTTGATTGTAAAATTATCAACCTGATCCCCATAGAAATCAAACTCGTATTTAATATAGGGCTTGAGTTTCCACCACAGATACGCCGTACCACCTATGAAATATCTGTCGCGCTTTGATTTATCCAGACCTCTAACTGACTCTATTGCGGCTCTTCCATACTCTCCTATTACTCTGCAATGACCTATTTTGATTAGTACTTGTGCCAATGCTGGTAAACTATTCGCACCTATTACGCTCTTCACTCCAGGTATGTCTGATGTTTTGTGACCTCGTAAGATCACCATTGGATCATTTTTCTTTTTCATGAGTTACTCCTACTTCCATAATAATGTAGCTACTGTTATGTATAATACAAGATGAATAATAGTAGACAAATACTCTACGGTATCACTACATGTTTTCTTTAATAAATACTCGTAGACAAACGTATTTACTGTTTCGATTAAAGGCCACCCTAACATCCAAATTACAAAATCTAAGTGTTTCATTGTTTTATCCTCCTTAGTATTCTTATCGTCCCCTCACACAAACCTCTTCGGCATCTCCATTCTAAAAACTCTATCCTGTTGATTTATCAAACCCTATGGCCTCTCGTACCTCTTGCTCCTGGTCATCCAGATTGTGCAATACCCCCTCCACTATACCTCTGTACCTAGCGTGGGACTTAGTAGAATACTTAGTGTTATGCCTAATGCTCACGATCTCGTTGTATTTTGCTTCTTGCTCCTCACCATAGATAGTAGGGAGCTCCATAAACGACAGGAACTCTCTAAAATCCTTCAAATTGGTGATTTCGTGCATGTTAAGCCTGGCAGCTTTGCGGAAGGTGTTCACCCATAAATCCCAGTAGTGTTCTTTGCGTAGTTCCATTTCGAGTACATACCAATATACCAGTTGGTAATCTGACCAGTCACGCTTGGGGAGTTGGGATAGGTTAGTGCTGTCCTCCGGGTCCAGTAGCCACCTACGGCCAGCCTTGGTGCGTACCGGGATATTGCCTAATGAGTATAGGGACCTAGCCGTGTCGCGCAGATCCCTTGACAACAGTATTATGTCAAAATCGATACCGAGTGCGTGCATAGGCTCGAAGAACCCTTTGCACATCATGTGAGAGGTTTCGATATAGGTATAGGTATCGGTGTTTGTCATGCTCTTTAGTATAGCGGGCAGTTTGGTTTGTACTAACCACCTGCGCGCTATGTGAGGGTCGTGCCGCATCCTCCACCAGATGTTATCTACGTATGGGCAGGGCTCGTGTTCAGCGTGTACCCCAGGCAGTAGTTGTAGCACCTCGGCGAGTAATTTGGTTCCGGATCTTCCCGACGTGACGGTGAATATCAGCCGTCGGTGGCGAAGACCAGCGAGTAATCTATTTGTCATTGTTTTGTATCTCCTCTATGATTCGTTTTGCTAATATCTTGCCTATCCCTGGTATGGCAGTCCACTCTCTCTCAGTCGCGCTTATTACCTCTATAGCACTCCTGAAATGCTTCGACACCTCGCGTGCTCTCTTATAGCCTATCCCGGATAATTGCGCTACCATCCTCTCTACAAACGTGGATTTGGTCACTGTCAATTGCGCATAAGGCGTGTGCTTTAGTGTATGGGATTTATGTGCGTCCATAGGTTTTGAATTCCACCAATGATAGAGATTAGTGATCCACTGAGCACTCTCTCTAGCGGTGCCGGTTTTCCATACATATACGCCTGCGAGTATCTGGAGAGTGTTGAGGTATGACCATAACTCCTTGGCCATAAACCTCCTGGAGCCCAGAGTGACCGGATACCAGCCTTTGTGTCGAGGGGTCTCTAATATACCATCTCTGGGATTGGGTCTACACAACCCCTCGACCAATAAGTATACCACATCGTAGGAATTAGTTAGCCCAGGGAGCTGATGCCCCGATAATCTCCCGGTAGTGAGTGAAGTCAGAAAATCATTCAACCTCTTCCTCTCTATACCAATACTCACGGGCGCGTCGTCAACCCCCCGGCCCAAAAACGCGATATCGCCGAATTCCAGCCTAGTCAGTTTCGCACTGTTCTTTGGCATCAGGGGTAGTAGATCCCTCGACCCCACTCTCTCGTCTAGGTAAATCATTTAGTATGTCCTTTAGTTCGTTCATTTTCTTTACCATTCTACGTAATAAAAATATAAGTCGATCTTGTGGGTTTTTGAGTGGGAGCATTTCGAGTTCGAGTTCGCGCTGGTATTGACGTACCTGTGGATTTTTGTCCATGTAGTCGCGGAGATTTTTTCGGGCTTCGTCTAGTTTATCGCTCATTTGGCAACTCCTCCTCTAGTCGTATGCGACCTCTAGACATATCAACGCATTTATACACTATCCCATTTATCTCGTATTTAGCAGTACCGGTAAAGTCACAAGGGTTGTAGTAATAATGAGAGCCGCCTCTTATCATTTTCATGGAAAGCAAACGCGACTCATCTAAATTTAGTAGTTTATATATTAATAACCGTGTATTACTGAATACACTATATGAAGCTTCCTCTCTAGTCGGATAAAGTTCAATTATCTTACGTGCTTTCTGTGATTGTTCTTTAGCCGATTGTATTGCTATACTCCTACAAATATCCTCCAACACCTCAGCCAACGCTGTCTTTAATCCATCTGTGTTTATTGTAATCGTCGCCATTATGTCCAATCCTCCTCACTAGTGCCTGGGAACACCAATTGCGCCAGGTAAGGGAAGCCGGTGAACTCATCCTCCAGTTCAACCTCCATACCCCCTACTGACGAGTTTTGTCTACAATCCAGGATCTTTAGCACAAACGGCCCGTCCAGACCGTCTCGATACACTTCCAAGTTAGCCTGCACCAGAAACCCAGTATTACCAAACCCGGCACGCTCGTATTTACCGCTAAACGACTCATTAACATATTGTTTTTTGAGTTTGTGCAATAGTATGATGTTTTTGTCGTACGAATACCCTTCTCTCATCAGCGCCATGTATTCGGCATTCACAGGGCCATAATGATAAGGCTGTACTTGTGTGAGCTTACCAAACCTCGCTAGTCTGAGTAACTCCCAGACTTCAGTTGCGGTATCGAGTATTATCGTGCGAGCTTGAGATTTGAGTGCGGCGTAGAAATCCGTGACGAACCCAGTCCATAGCTGCATGTATTTATCAGCGGTGTCGTTGCGTTTGTAGCGGTATTCCTTCACGTAGATGTCTTTTAGGTATGTGTATTTGCCAATGACGCCTTCCATCCCGTAATCGAGATTGAAGAATATAATCGGTCCGGGGGCTGAGAGAGCGAAAGAGGTCTTTCCTTGTTTTTCCAGGCCCGATACCGCCGCGATAAGTCGCGGGACGACTTTATCGTCTGCTTTTTTGAATCCGTTTATCATTTATACCTCCTCTAATTCAATATAGAAATTGCATTTTAATCTACAATGATACAAAATATTTTCTATCATATACCTCTCCCCTACTATCAGTGTGTCACTATCAAAATAGTACCCTCCACACCATCTCTCAGTTGGTATAGCTAATAGTGTATTTGTATCTATCTTATGAAATATTTGCTTAACTGAATGAGTTTTGTGGTAGGCGCTATATGAACTGCCGCTATTACAAACCTCTAATCGTAATACTTTTCTTGATCTGTCATTTTCTGCCTTTGCTAGAGCTGCCCTTAATTCTTTTATTGTGTTTTCTGATAATTCTAATTTCATTGTTTTTGCCTCTTTAGATTTTAGAGATATATATCCCCAAGCGTTTATTAGTTCGCTTCTTATACTATGATAATTTTTATCACAAAAATCTGGTATACCACCATCCGTCTTGGCCATTATAGCCATCCCCTATTCTTTGCATGATTTACTAACATATCCCAGTTCTCCTGGATCTCTCTGTCGGTGAAATGGAACAGATAAGACCTATACAAGGGACCACTGCCGCGATAGTCCCCCATCAAATACAATACATGAAACCTCACGACATTCGACCCCAGTATCTTACAATACCCTTTCACCTGTGTCATCCATTTCCATACATTCTCTGGGTGTGCATTACGTATGCTCTTCCATGTGCATTTGTACTCATCCACTATACCGGCATCGGAGTCAAACCCGTCTGGGCTACCTACAATACCGTCCAGCTCTACCTCTCCTGGGCGGGGGCTGCAATGATCCGCGAGCGATCTGCCTAGAGTATCCTCCCACAAAAACCCGACTTCGGCCCAGAGTGGATTATTCATATCGGCAGTGGTAGATTTGGGGAATAGCGTGTTCTCCAAGTCGTTGTAGATAGTGGAGAGATGTAGTCGGTCGAGAGAGCGGTCGCCGGGGCCGGTAAGTGGGAATTCTGTGTCTAGTTCAATAAATTCCATTTATAGTCTTCTCCTCCATAGGTGTTCACCTATACATATTCCCAGTATTATGCCTATCATAAAACATATACACATAATCCCGATATAATATAGCATTTACTCCTCCTCAAAATAGTCAATAGGATCACTCACGCCCAGTACAGTTCCCAAAGCCGCCACTCTAGGCTCATAGAATTTGGTGATTGGTCTATCCATCATCCAAGCGCACATGTCAGACCCATTAATATGAGTCCTCTTCAGTACGTCCTTACGCGCCATTCCTGTACGGACCATCACCTTCATGTCACCTATCGTATAGTTCTTGGTTTTGTGGTTTGGCTTATCCCCGAACCTATTCATGCGCTTGATGTTGATCGCGGTTCTGTGGGATAGCCTCTCCACTGCTAGTTTCATTGAGGTGCTTAATAGCCTCCTTGGTGTACTCATTTATGCCCTCCTAGTACAAAGGGGTGTAGGCCAATTCCTACACCCCCTTGAATATCATCAACGGTCACTGTCTCTATCCGAGTTTGACCTTCCCGCCTTCATAAGTCCATGGTCCGGAATTCAAGAACTCATCCTCAAACACTTTCTTCACAATAAACGCTCGGTTAGGATCATCTGATTTCAGTCTCGCTAACGCTTCCGGTATGAGTTTGGCCTTTGGTATACCATCGGGGTAGTTCTGTAGGGTCTCGTCATCCGACAGCACCTCCAGTACAAACGCTTCGGCAGCGGCATTCACATCTGTGGTGGATTCGGTCTTGGTATCGGTTTTGGTAGTGGTTTTGGGCTTTGATTTGGAGCTGGCTTTGGCGCGGGGTTTGGTAGTGGATTTGGTTTTTGTATCTGCATCCCAGGGGTATTTAATGATCTTGGTTATTGTTAGTATGGTATTATCTCGCTTTTTACCTTCATTATTTGTATTTAGCCCCTCCCGTTTTGGTGCAGCTACTCTGTTGACGTGACATTCCATACCTTCCAGCACGGATATGTCCTCATCAATCTTACTCTCAGGAAATCCAGCATTAACAAGCGATGCTAATAATATCATGCCATTAGACGTAGTTACTAACTGGGTCGCTTTACCAATAGGCACTAATTCCTTGCCATCATCGCTAGGAATCCAGTCTAATGATTTACCAACTGACCAATACTGTTGAATTGGTTCTGACCCGTCCATCACATCCAATGATAATTTGATTGTCGGCACAGGTTGTTGACTA